GAGAAGGCGTTTTTCACACGAAGAAAGAAGCCAGCCTTTACTTCAGCAGTATCGAAGAGAAAAACACAGCCGAGCGCATCAGCGGTTCCATTGAAGCTATCGTAAAAGAACTTCCGAAGGCTATGAAACATGACTACCATGTGCAAATCAACGTATACGGATTAGACAGCAATTACAAATTTGTGGAAGGCTTCCGCTATTGCACAGATAACTACGGTCGCAAGATTGAATACCGTAAGTGGGTTGAATCCGCTCAGATATATGATATCAGCGAAGAGGTCGTCTACGAAAAGAAACACAAGAACGGCTATATGGTGATGGATACAGCGAAGATGCATAAAGACTTGAGACAACGCATGCTGGACGATGCCCACAGCTTAGTATGGCAATACGGTCGATGCGCTTATAACCTGAGTATATAAGGAAGGCTGAAAGAGCTCGCTTCTTTCCGAAGCGGGTTCCATTCAGCGGTATCCTTACCGCTAATAAAACAATAGGAGCTGGTATACATGGAAAAAATCGTAACAATTTATCAGGTGAAAGAAGACATGCAAAGGGAGCTTGGATTCGTAAGCCTTGACTTACTTCGGAAGTTCACTAAGGCGCCAAAGGATGCACCGATTGACATGGCACATTACGAAGTCGTCTTCGGAGCTAAGCGGGTAGACAATGTGGGAATGTGGATGGGGGACTGTGACACAGACATCCAATTGCTGGAGTCCTTCTGGGTAATTACCAACGACCCGAGCAGACAGAGCTCAAGAGAGGTGATGGTTGACCACTTTGGTTATAAGGGCGATTCTATCAGCATAGGACATATCATCAAGATTAATGACACCTTCTACTATTGTGACTCCTTCGGATGGAAAGAAATCGAAGTCAAAAATGCCCCTTTCTGGATTACGGTAGGTATGGGCGCTTCTGGAACTTACTATAGCGACTGGACGCCGTTCGAAGTCATCAAGGTATCACCAAGCGGCAAGACCATTACCATCCGAGAAATGGATTGGAAAGTCATCGATGGCTCTGAGCAAAACGGAAGTGCTGAATACGAGTACACTTCGAATCCAGAATACGAAGTCGTCACGGTTCGGAATCACAAGCACAAAGGATGGATGACCCCGAATGGTATGCGCATAAGCTTCGGAACAGCAAGACGCTATTATGACCCGACATTCTAAGCCGTAACAGATATTCGGAAGCCTATGTATAATGATAATGAGGGGGAAAGAGCTCTTTCCCCCAAAACAAAAAAGGAGCTGGTTAAGATGGTACTAAAAGCAAAACGCACTTACAAAGAGGATGTAAAAAAGGCAGTTACAAAAGCTGAAAAGAAAATGATTGAAGCATTCGAGAAGGATATGCAGAACAGCCAAACGGATAAAGAATGGGCAGACCAAAAGAAAGAGTTCGGAAAGTTTTTAGAAGCCGCCGCTGGGAAAGATAAGCCGTTCCAATTCTTAGTGGATATGAAGAAACGCTTGGATGAGGGAACTCTTACTGAGAACATGGTAGCCGCCGTTCGCAAGTGCATGGACAGAGAAAAGCAATGGGCAAAACAGAAGGAAGAAAAGGCGAGTCAGCCGCCGCGTACCATCACATTAAAAATCAAGCCGTTCATGATGAAGGAGCTGGGCATTCACAGCCGCGTGATTACAGGCGTCGTCAAAGCAGAGAGCGCGAAGGCATGGTTAATCGAAGGGCATGCGGATATGTTAGAGTCTATGAGCTTCTGTTGCCGCTGTGGAAGACAATTAACAGAGCCCGCTTCACAGGTCACTGGAATGGGTGAAATTTGCGCGGATAAAGCCGGGGTGCCTTATGATGCCGCTGGAGTATTAGCGATGAATAAGAAGCAAAGAGCGGCTATAAGAAAGCAGTTCGTGAAGACTCTTCATAATCAGAAGTTTGAAAGATGGATTCCAAAGTCTCAAGCGGAGGTGTTTGAAGGATGAATCGGGAAGAACGAAAAGCGTGGCTTGAACGCCGCGCTTCTATGACCAAACAAGAAAAGGATGCCGAAGAGCTAAAGCGCATCAAAGCTTATGTATATGGATTCGGAAAAAATGTGAATCGAACCGATACACGCTGGCTTATCGAAATGGCAGAAAAAGCCATTAAAGCGGGTTTATAGGGTAGGGGGGTATATACCCCCTATTTTTTACATTATATTCCTCTGTGCAACATTTCACAAAAGATAAAAACATATATATTTAGTCAAAAATTTTTTGAGAAAACGCGAATTCAGTATCAACTCGTACTGAATACTCGATGTCACAGCTATGTTGGTTCTGAGTTTCAAAAAAAGTTTTTTTATTACACCTACTATAAAAAAACTTTTTTTATATATAGACCTTATTAAAGCTGTGACATCGAGTATTACGTACGAACTCGTACGTAATAGCCACTTTCCCAAAATTTTTTCGCTTTTGGGGGGCTGGAAAATGTTCGCCCTTGTATATTTTTGTTCATTGATGTACACTATAAGGGTAAGGAAACGAGCTCAAAACAGGAGGGGGGTATACGAAGATGGGTAATGTCAGCTATAAACAGCGCTATGAAGCCGAAAAGCGCCGCTGGGAAGAACTTAGGGAGCACCTAGAAATGTGTGTAGAGATGGCGGATACTTTCAACACGGGCGCCATCAATTATGACAAAAACACCGTGCTTCAGGTATTATTTAAAATGGATTCGATGAAGTATTAAAACCCTCTTCCGAAGGGCATACTAAACGGGAGAACACCCGTAAAACAAAAAGGAGCTGGATTGGAAATGGTAAAAGCAAAGAAGACAAAATCAACAATAGCCGTCATGGAGCCAACAGTTGAACCAACAGAACAGGAAATCGTCGAAGTAAGCCAGACAACGCTTAAGAAGGCACTGAAGGAGCTCATGACCAACAATGAGTCGAAACGCTCCGGCATTCTCGAAGAGCTGTATGAAAAGCACGATGAATATAATCAGGAGTTTTTCTTCGGAGAACTGAGCTTCCCGCTGATTACGTTCGATAAGCTGGATAATCGTACGCTCGGGAGCTATACACACGGCGGAGATGCCATGGGCATTGAGAATCACATCCGCTTCAATATCAACTTTATCGCGCTGAACCCGATGGAGCGCGTACTGGAGACCCTTCGTCATGAAATGATTCACCAATGGCAAGACGAAGTGCTCTATTACCCAAAGGGTGCTAAACCGAAGACCATCCGCATAAAGATGGTAGATGAGAAAGGCAACATACAGGAAATGGAGATGGAGCAGAAGCGCTTCCCGGCTGAGCGTCATAATAAAGATTTCAAAGAGATGGCAAAGGTCGTGGGCATCAAGGCAGAAGGCGATAAGTGCTACGGCAATCCAGCCAATATGCCTGAACCGAAGTCCTACAATCGTAAGTACCAATGTTCATGCATTGCTTCGAATGGATACCGCGTGACGGTCTGGAGCACCAGAGAAATCCATGCGGTCTGTCAGATATGCGGCAAGCCGTACAAGGAAGTTGTAAAAGGCGGCGGCGTCATCGAAGTGAAGAAGTCACACGTCGAAAAGCAAGGCGAAGATGCTATTCAAAACACCATGAAGGAAGAAGGGTTTAAGTACTTCGAAAGGTTCCGAAGCAGAAAAGAGCTCATGCACTTTATCGAAGAGTATCCTGAGAATATTGAGGATACAGGGAACGCGCGAACAGGCGTCTATGAGCATAACCATAACGCCTACAAAGAAGGGTACACTCACTGGCTTGCTTACAATACACCAGCTAAGATTCGTGCTTCCGAAGCACCTAAGAAGCCTGTAGACAAAAAGGAGCCGCCGAAGGATACTAAGAAGAAAAAAGAGCCGAAGGCGGAGCCAAAAGTCGAGAACCCGGTAAAACCTGAACCAAAGAAACAAAAGGCTAAGAAGCCAAAAGCACCGAAGGTCGTGGAAGAGCCAAAGGTGGAAGAACAGCCCGCCATCGAGCCTGTAAAGGAGCCCGAGCCCATGAGTAACGTTGTAGAATTCAAGCCGAAGGATGAAAAGAAAGAGTACGATTACAAGAACGCAGAGGACTTGCTGGCACTGTATAAGGAACTGGGGTCAGTGAAAGCCGTAGCCGAACACTTCGGAATGACATCAGCCAATATTATCTACCATGCGAAGAAGAACGGCGTCAACTTTAAGAAGGGCGTGATTGAGGATGGAAGCAAATAATTTTTCGGAAATTTACGGGGTCAACCGTGAAGAATTCAAGCAAGCGCTGGGCGAATTTGCCCAGCGTGAGCTCACGATGGAGTTCCTGAAGAAGTTCCCAGCCGTAACCAGAATAAACGGTGTTCGGAAGGCAAAGACACGTGCCATGATAAATGCCATGATTCATGGGGTATCTGAAAACGGTAACCATCTGATTACGTGCTTCGGAAACGTATATCACTTCTACTATCGCGGTACGCTCATTTACAAATGGGATGCTATCAATGACAAAGGACACACGGTTCCCGCGGGTAAGTACGAAGACACGATGTCAACCAGCAACCAGCGAAGAGAGATTAAAAAAGCAATCGAAAACTTCAAGGCGACGGTATTTGAAGTATGACCGCCGTCATCATCTGGATATTGCTGGGCTGGGCTTTTCTGAAGTGCGTGGAGATGGTGATTCGACCATTCGCACGGCGTGAAGAGCGATACGAAGAGTCGCCGCCAAGCGTACACGTTCATATACAGGATTCATTCAACTATCATTCATCGGACAGTTATTATAAAGGGGGAACGACCTATCATGGCGTTAGTGAAAAAGAAAAAGGTTCCAACGAGTACTTCGAGCTCTACAAAAAGTCAATCGAAAACAACCAATACTACACCCGTGGCGACCGCAACTAAGAAGCCTGTAGTAAAGAAAGCACCTGTTATACCCGCAAAGAAAACACCAGAGCGGAAAGCCATCGCACCGCAAAAACAAGAAGAGCCGAAGGAAGTGAAGCAAGATGTCCCGAAGAGCACGCCGAAGCCAAAAGCACAACCAAGGAAAGTCGAAAAACACGAACCAGTTACGAGCCCAGAAGCTTCGAAGCCTGTTATTGCCAGCGAACGCCAAAGTGACACAACCAGACCTAGACCAGCTCATACAGGAGCGGAGAAAGTCACAGTAGAAGCCATGAAAGCCATGAGCTTGGAGGAACGCTACAAGCTGTGGAAGACCATCAATAAAGACCCTGAGCGCTTTGTAGGTATTCGAAGGGAGCTTCCGAAGAAGATGGAAATGCGCAAAGACGAAGCCTTACTTCGGAAGCTGATTGCTGAGAAAGCACCGAAGCACAAAACGGGGGATGTGTATTACTGCCCATACTGTGTAGACTGGCAAGTGTTCCACTACCATAGCTGGACGGGATACAAGAAGTGCACAGGATGCGGCATCACATCAAGGGACTTTTATGTGGGCGTGGATAACGGAATATTCGGGAAGGAATGAGATTATGAAGCAAGTGGACTTAGGAAAAGTTTATGACGAATTCGCACAGGAATTCATTCAATATATGACGCTCGAAGGCATCAGCCGAACGGATTACACGAAGGCAATGCACAAGGTACAGGATAAATACGGTCTGAAACAAGGACATCCACAGTTTTTAGAGTGGGTGTTCACCTGTGTGGGACGTTCCCCAGTCATTATTGAAGACAAAGAAGGAGATGGAGCACATGACACAGATGCCAACTAAAACGAATGCGATATGGGTGCGGCTACACTTGGAGCGGCAGAGCGAATCGAGTTTCATGCCGCCCTATATGGTGGGGCTTCTGTCCAACGAAACACCGGGAGCCTACGTATTGACGAAGGTCATTGAATACCGGGAGAACGAAGAAGAATATACCATGGAGCCTTATATCATCGACCAGCACAACCATGTAAGCAAGACCTATGTGTGGCGCTGTGAAGTACTCGGTGAAAAGCCCCCATTGGATGAAAGACCGTTCAACGGCGAAGACGGCGGGCTGGGATAATACCCAGCTTTTTGTTTGTATATTTATGTTCATTTATGTTAAAATTAGTGATATAATGAATAGGAGCTGGGAGTATGGAAGACCGAAGCAAGTTTGTATATGACAATGGATATGGGATTACAACGGATATATGGATATTGCCAGTAGGAACCAAATTCCGCGTAGAAAACGGATACTGGGATGGAGCCATCACACGGGTAGACGGAAAGAAGTGCCTATACGTGTTCGATACAGAAAAACACTATGAAATCAATGACGAAAAGGACTTCAGCTTAGTTATTCGTATTTACGAAGAAGACGACTTCGGAAACAGGAGGTATCTAAGATGAAAACCTGTACTGTATGCAAGATTACGAAGGATGAAAATGAGTTTTATTATGATTCAGCCACGGAAAGGTATACGGCGAAGTGCTGTTCCTGTACCAGCAAGTTCGTCGCCATGTCCCGTCATTACAAGCGTGTGGGCAAGAAGCTGACAACCAAAGAGTTCAGGGATAACAAGCTTTACTTACAGGAGGTTCGGAAATATACATGGAGAAAGGTGGGTTCTTTATGAGAACACCAAATGAATACTGGACATGGTACGATTACAAAATGGCATTTATATCAGCGGCAATCGATGCGGGATATAAGATACGTATCAAAGACAATGTTATCAAGGCAACACAGAATACAATGACATTGAACATGGTGCGCAACGGTAGCTGGAAGATGTTTTATGAGCATAATTTTGACTACTTCCGAAGGATGTTGAAAAAATACGCGTAACAGATTCTAAAACACCTATGTATAGTGATAATGAGGGGAGGAACCCCTAAAACAACAACCGAAAGGATGATTCAAAAATGGCAATCAAATTGGAAGTGGAAAACGGCAAGGCATTCTTCAAAGGTCAAACATATAGCTACAAAGATATGATTAAGGCAATACCGGGTGCGGCGTGGTCGAAGCCAGCCAAGCGCTGGGAAATCCCAGTAGATAATATTCCCGATGCGCTCCGCCTGTTCCCGACGCTTGAGATGAGCGCGGACGTAAAGAAGGCGTACAGCGAGTTGACGAAGCGCCGCCAAAAAGCTATCAACGCCAAGAAAATTGATGAGAAGAAAGCAAACGGAAAAGTAAAAGGTCTGAAGGGTACGCTGTATCCATACCAAGCCGTTGGTCTTGAGTTCCTGAAAACACTCGAAGACGGTCAGGGCGACATCTTAGCCTTCGACATGGGTCTTGGGAAATCCCTTACCAGCCTTGCATATGGCTTGCACCTGAAGAACGAAGGCATTATTGACCATATTATGGTCGTGTGCCCAGCGAAGCTGAAATACGCTACATGGGCAAAGGAAGTCGAGAAATGGACGTCACTGGAGTACATCGTCATCGACGGCGACAAGCGCGAGACGGTCGAATGGGAAGATGGTACAAAGGAGCGAATTACAGGCGCGAAGCTTCGGGAAGTGCAATACCAGCAATACGAATATGGAACCGACGTCATGATTATGAACTATGAGCTGTTCCTACGGGACATGGATATCATTCCTCCCGTGGACGGTCGCTGGCTGGTCATCCTTGACGAAGCACACCGCATCAAGAATCCGAAGGCTCAAACAACGAAGAACCTTTTCAAGAAGCTGGCACCCGCTGGACGTAAAGTGTTGGGTACAGGAACACCGCTTGAAAACAATATCTTGGAGCTGTGGACATTAACAGACTTCTGCCGCAAGGGAATACTCGGAACCTTCTGGAGCTTCCAAAAGCGTTACATGGTCGAAGACTACTTCGGAAAGCCAGTCGCGCCAAAGACAGAGTTGATTCCAGAGCTCATGAACAAACTGGAGCCAATCATGCTTCGGAAGACCAAAGCAGAAGCGCTTCCTGACCTTCCGCCGCTGACCGTCATCAATCACCCGTGCGGCATGACGAAGGAGCAGAGCACACTATATAAGCAAGTGAAGGATGGCATTGTTGCCATGGCAAAAGAAGAACAGTTCACTTATCTGGAGTCACTGGCACAGATAACACGCCTTCAACAGTGTTGTGACAGTCCAGCTCTTTTACGGGAGCTGACAGAGAATCCGAAGCTTTCCGAAGCAAGTGGCAAGCTGGAAGAGCTGGAGAACATCATCGGGGAAATCAATCCAGACCGCAACAAGTTCATCCTGTTTTCGAAGTACAGCCAGATGACCGACATCATGTACAAGTGGCTACAGGATAAAGGCATCCTTCGGAAGGAACAAATTGGATATGTAAAGGGCGGCATCAAAGCCCAGAAGATTGAGGAAATCCGCAAAGGATTCCAAGAAGGCGACTTACAATGCGTGCTCATGACAACGGCTGGAAATTACGGGCTTGACCTGTACGAAGCATCTTATGTTATCTGCTACGACACGCTATTCAACCCGCAGAAGATGGAGCAGATTTACTCCCGGGCACACCGCAACGGAGCGAAGAAGCCTGTTACCGCCATCAACTTGGTCACGACCGACAGCTACGAAATCAAGATGCAAGAAATCCTTGATACCAAACGGGAGCTGTTTAAAGCAGTCGTCGATGAAGATGCCGACGTAATGAAAAAGCTCTTCGGAAGTCCACAAGATATCCTAGCCATCATTTGATGGCTAGGGTTCATTAGGAAGAAAGTGTGTCGTAGGAGGATTTTATGAAAATTGGAACCAAAAGGTGTCGTAAATAAAAGGAGGAACTAACGTGAAATTTTACGCAATTGCTTATCAATACCAAGAAGATGTCTGGTTTGATTTTGAAAAGAAAGAAGATAGTTTTGATTTACGTTCAAGTTGTTTGCTACCAACAAAAGAGTTAGCAGAACAGTACATTGAAGATGAATTAGGTATTCAATATATGCCAGTTGAAATTGAGATAGAAACAATTAATAAAAATGGTAATTGGTCTTGGAGTCGTGGCAAAGTTGATGGTTGGGATAACTGGGAAGACGAGGATTGCTAAATCGTCTTACGAAACAAATAACGACGCAATAACCGCAGAAAGGAAGGAACCCATGTTAGCGTACACAGAGATAGGAACGGGTCTTCCAGTCATACTTATACACGGTCTGGGGAGCAAAAAAGAAGCATGGCACCCACAGCATGTATTGGGTCGTAAATACAGGCTTATCATGCCAGACCTTCGGGGTCACGGGGAAACGGAGCTCGAAGACGATATCACGCTTCCGAACTTCGCAAAGGATATACTGGAGCTCATGGACTCATTAAACATTATGCAAGCGGTCATATGTGGGCTGTCTCTTGGCGGCATCATTGCACAGGAAATATATAAGCAAGCGCCGAAGCGGGTATCGAAGCTTATACTGGCAAATACAGCCGCGTACATTAGCCCGTTCTTCGTTCAGGGCTATATAGCGGCAACAGAGCGGTGTTATCAAGACAAGGACTATCCCTATCAGATAGCCACACGGGGATTATACCGTCCAGAATACACCGTTTATGCGGCGGAAAGATTCCTTATTCGGAAGTGTTACATGGATGCGTTCAGGGCACCCATTGGCATAAATTATTTCCCGCTATTATGGACGATAGACATCCCGGTTCTTCTCATAGGGAGCCGACAAGATAAAGTCACACCTATCATGAACATGCACATGATGGCGTTATGCATACGAAGAGTTCGGAAGGTCATATTCGACGAATGTGGTCACTTAAGCAATATTGAAAAAGGCTTCGAGTTCAATCGGGCAGTAGATACATTTATACAGGGGGTATCAGCATGAGAGAGCGAAAAGACATGGGGGAACTTCCGAAGGCGGAGCTGGTTCCCCCGTCCCGTACGGGAAAGAGGGCAACTGTCGTCATGAAAGTGGAAGTGATGGTCGAAGTGTACGAATCCGATGACTGGAACGACATGGTGGAACAGGCAAAAGACCAGCTAAACAAGCGCGTCATTGAAGCCAAAGGGTTCTACCCGTATTATGCGAAGGCACGAACGATTTACACGGATGTGGAAGTGGAAGACCTAAAAAATCGCACGTATGTAGAAGCAAAGGGGAGATGGTAACATGAAAAAAGTAGAAGCAGTTTTCCGATTCATTGGATGCATGGTGGCAAGTTATATTGTTGGGGCACTCATTACTAGTCTTCTTTACGTACTGTTCGGCTTGGATGACTTTGCCTGTGGGCTCTTACTGGGTGGTATTATGATAGGTCTTATCGTGTACTATTACCAGCGAAGAAAAAATAAAAATAATTTTGTTCAAAGTTGTTGACATATGTATAAGCTTGCTGTATCATGGGTAACATAGAGATGAACATAAATGAACAAGAAAGGAGCGGAAGCAAGTGGAACACGTATCACACACCAAGCTACTCACGATGCAAGAAGCAATGGACTTCTTAACCGACAAGGGATTCCCTTGCCGAAGCCGAAGTACTTTTTACAAGATTCTGGAGCATTTCAATATTCCTTACACGAACATGAACCCGGGCGGTAAACGTGAAGTACGACGATTCGCACTATCCGAACTGGAGAAGTTCTTGGAAGGTCAAGGGCTGGAAGTGTAAGAGCTTCCGCCTAGCAAAAGCGAACTGAAGAACCCCCCGCAAATATGATTCTAGGGGTGGGGTCATATAAAGGCGATTAACAATGTTGGTCATTGTTGCCAAGCGGCTTCGGGACGCTTTTGGTAGGCGGAAAAGCCCACTACCAAATAAAATCATTGTTCAGCACATAGCGAACAGAAGGAGCGATTCATTATGGCATTAAAAGCAAAGAGACCATCAGCAAACAGTCAAGTAGAGGGCAACAACGAAGCATTGCAAAACGAGCAAGAACAAACACAAACTCAGGCAAGCGTACCAGCAACTCGCAAGCCATCTGCACCTCCAGCATCATCCAATAAGAACAGCGCATTGGCAGACCTAAACGCTGGTATCTTGGATAACATTGATGACCTTGGAAGCGGCGGCAATTATGTAACCATGGACGGTTCAGAGTTCCTGTACAAAGCATCAAACGAGTCCGCTCCAGAGATTGAAGCCATCATCACATACGGAAAGCGCTTCTATCAATGGTACGATGAGGACAATAGCCAGTATCACAACAGCGATACGAAGCTGGATGACCGCTACAAGATGAAATTTGAAATCCGCTGGTACGAAGAAGTGGATGAAGAAGCCGTCGAGCATATCATGACTCTTCCAACCGCTTCGGCAATGAGATTTATCGATTATGTCCGTGACCTTGCCAAAAACAAAGGGCTTGGGGTAGGTCAGGTCGTAACGAAGATGACCATTAGCCGCCAACAGCGTAAGGACTCCAAAGACCGTTACAGCCGTACGGAGTTCGAAATGGTTAGCCTAGCAACCGAAGAAGAGTAAGACTTCGGAAGCCCCTGAGCCCACAGAGCACAGGGGCTTTTATTTATCTGTACAAACAATAAAAAGCTGGTGTACAATTACCGTGCCGCAGTGATGGAATCATGGAGCAACCGAAGACAGCCGATAACACGCCTATCTTCGGAAGTGCGAATGGTTCACACACCGTGAAGCACACAAGAGAGGGGAAACACCTAATGGGACGACCGAAGAAGAAAGAATTCGAAATTGACGATTTTAAATACGTGGATGCTTTTCACCAGAATCCACAGACGGATAAGCGTACGAAGTGGGAGCGCATCGAGCTGGATAAGCTTCCAGACTTCGTAAAGAAGCACAACAACTACAATGTATTTTCAACCGTACAGCGCTACCGTAACAAGATACGCCAAGAAGGCGGCGGCGAGCACATGTACGCGCCGATATTCTTCGATATTGATTCCAAAAGGCAATTAGCGAATGAAACGGATTCCGAAGGGAAGAAAAAGCCCGAGACGCCCGGGCTCATCGAAATGCGTGCGCTCAATGTTCAGGAGCTTGAAAAGTATGTTCCGAAGACCATTGTGCCGCATCTTCGAAACTATGATATGGGTATCGACCTACCTGACAGCGTATGCATGGAGCTGAACAAGCTGGCAAACAGCGACGCCGAGCTAAAAGAGTTCGTATGGATTAAGAACCTTGAGCTCAGCCGTGCGGATGCCGTGAAGCTGACACACTTCTTCATCGAGAAGTTCGGGATGACCGAAGATGAAATACGGGTGTACTTCAGCGGGTCGAAAGGATTCCACGTCCTTGTAAATCCGGTTGTCTTCGGTGTAAAGCCACACAAACAGCTTCACCGAATCTATAAATTTATTGCTGTGAACCTTGAAACTCAATTGAACCTTCAGAGCCTTGACAAGGGCTCTATATATGGACACGGTCGCATGTGGCGTATGGTCAACAGCATCCACTTCAAGAGCGGTCTTTTCAAAGTGGAGCTCAACCATGAAGAACTAAAAGGAGACCTTCGGAACGTCATTAACAATTACGCGAAGGCACCGCGTCCAGACCTGTATCCGCCCGATGAAGTGGAGTACAATCTGAATGATGCCGCCGCTGAATGGTTCTCCCGCATGGAAGCTTCGTGGGAGGAAGTAGAGAAGCTTCAGGCTGACCGGGTTACCCTAAAAGACGAAGTTCTATCTAAAATGGATGGCTTGCCTGTATGCGTCCAGTTCATCTTGGAGCGCGGCATCTTGAAATCAGGAGACCGAAACAAGGCGACCATGGCGCTGGCAAGCTACTACAAAGACACGGGTCACAGCCAGCAAGAAACGACGTCGGTGCTTCTCGATTGGGTAAAGAAAATTCCGAAGAGTTTTACATCTTCTAGTCCTTCCGAAGTCGACGCTTCGACGGTCGGATGTGTGAAGACCGTTTACGGGGATGACAAATACCACTTCGGATGTGCCTTCATTCGAAGCCTTCACGGGGAGAGAAACGGTCGTAATTATGAATCCGTACCCTGTGCGGGAAGAGCATGCCCAGCCCATGAAGACTACGCCATTGACCAAGAGCCAGCCGAAAACATGCACTTGGCGACGACAGCCGATGCCGACTACACAGGTAAAAAGGTCGCCTTCAATGCCCTTGTATCAGGTAAGATGGATACGCCATATATTGTTCCGAAGAAGGTGCGCTATGTGTGTGCCCATGAGCCATTCTGTGACAAGGATTGCATTATGCACGACTATAGCGGTCTGTACGAAAGGGAGTTCCATGAAAATGAGCGATTCCTTATCGAAGCCGCGAACCAGAACGACGCGAACACAAAGGGCATCCTCTTTTTCCATTCAGGAGCATCCTGTAAGAAGGTACAGTCCGAAGTGCTGGAGAATGTGAACGTAACAGAGCTTCTGGTCGTACCGATGGCAGAGCGTGTGAAGACCGTGAAACAGGAAGATGGAACCATGAAAGACGTTGATGAAAGCGGAAATGAGTATGTCAGCCGCAAGATATACGCCGTAGGAAAGCCGACTGAGATTCCGAAGGCGAATGAACACTATGAAATCGAAGGGTATGTGTACGCCCATCCGCGGAACGCCATGGCGACCATCCTGACCCAGAAACATGAGCCTGTGGAGGACAGCGTCGGAAAGTTCGAACTGACCGATGAAATAAAAAAAGACTTCGAAGTCTTCCAGAAGCAAGAAGGCGAAGAGCTGGATGACCGTATCGACGTGATTATCAATGACTTGGTGGATAACGTTACCTTGGTTCGAGAACGCTTTGAGCCGCACTTGGCGGTGCTTATGACCTATCACAGCGCCCTGAACTACTATTTCCAAGGACAGTTGGAGAAGCGCGGCTGGATGGAAACAGTGATGGTCGGGGATTCTGGTCAGGCGAAGACACAGCTTGTGAGCAATATCATGGAATTCGCCGGGCTTGGGAATATGACATCAGGTGAAGGAACGAGCCGTACAGGTCTCGTATACCGTCTGGAACAGCTTGGAGAACGATGGTTCATCACTTGGGGGAAATATCCTTTGAGCGACCGCAAGCTGATTGCCATTGATGAGTTTTCAGAGTTACACCCAGAGGACTTCGGAAAGATAACGGAAGCGAGAACCACAGGGGTGCTTCGTGTAGACCGTACGGTAAACACAGAGACCAATGCCCGTGTACGATTGTTATTACTCACGAACCCGGCACGAAGCCGCACACTATCGAGCTTTACCCACGGCGTCGAATCACTGAAGCCGCTTTTTGCTTCACCAGCAGACATCCGCCGCTTAGACTTAGCGCTGTTTCTACAGTCTGGAGACGTATCGAAGGCAGTCTTGAACCAAGACCATGACGATGATAAGCCGAAGCCGCAGAT